ATCCCCTCAAGCTCCTGCTTATCTACAGCCTTCAATAAATCGTAGTAGTTATTACCTAGGGCAGCTATGGCTAGTACACATAAGGCTATAATCCCCTCTAAGATACGCTCCTTTATCATTTCTTAGCGCCTTTCTTCTTACGCCCACCAGTAGAGCGATTATCTGCACGGTTAGCCTTCTTAGACTTAACCCTCAGATTACCATTTGAGTTATTAGAAGTGTTCTTATCCTTATGGTCAACGTCTTTCCCGTCACCCTTAGACACCTTACCTTCCTTCTCCATCTTAGCTCTAGCAGCGTTACGTTGTGCTCTACGCTTCTTCTGCTCTGGTGAACTATTGTACGCTCGTTGTTGCTTACTACGTTTGGTAGCTGTAGCTTTTGTTTGACCCTTCTTAGCCATTGCCCTTTCCCCTTAATATTTGAATAAAACCTTTAAAACCTTTCCATATCTCATTTGGGGAAGGTAGTAACCAGCCCAACACCATCAATAGCATAAACTCTATAGGAACCTCCTGTGTATTATTGGTCGTAATACCTCCTGAGACGCTATCTACGGAGAGTTGTTGGCTATCCCCTATACTACCTACCACTGACTCTTGTTTATCCCCTAGCGTAGCTTCTACGCCCAATGAGGGAACCCCACCACCTATGAATGGTAATGAGGAACACCCACTAAACGTTATAAGAAAGAGAGCAAAGGAAATATATTTTAATTTTTTGTACACAAAACACCTCTAATTGTGGTATAATAGTATATACTAGTAAATACTTAATCTATTACTCTCTACTATATTTAATAATAGCATCATGTAAAGCTTCCAATCTCCTAGTAACTCCATCATCACCTTTCTTCTTACGTTTAATATATTCTTGGTTATTTAATAACTCCTTAGCAGCCTCCTTATACTTACCAGAGTTTAATAACTTCCTCATATTAGGGGACTGTTGTAAATCCCCCCTGTATGTGATTTGTACTAACTCAGCCTGTAGGTACTCTGGCATACTATCGAAATCCTTAACTAAACGTCTAGCATCTTGCTTGTGGGATTCAAATGTCTCTGAGAATGTTTTTCCACTCCACTTACCAGTTTGTCCAACACCACTAGTTTGTATCCCTTTATCATCCTTATAATCCCCAGCAACGTATCCCTCCTCCTCCACTACCCTACGCTCCGCTAAGGATAACTCCTTATTAGATAACTCAGACACCCTCTTCACTGCTTTAGCGCCTAGGTACACTTTAGGTTTGCCAGATTGGTCTTTCTCTGTAGGCCAACCAAAGCTTGACTTAGGAGTGTTTAAATCTTTCTCAAGTTCTAAGTCCCTAGCTTTCCTTTCCTCTATATCAGTGAAAGTCTTACCTAAAGCAGCTTCTCTCTTAGAGCGCAACCCTTCATCAAGTATTTGCTCTTTAGACACACCCTTTGGAAGTATTGGAGAGTCTGAGCTACGGACAGCTTTTAACTGTGAGAAGTCTATACTATATTCTGTAGGACTATCTTTTATAACAGTGGGCTTTGTAGCTGCATCTGCAATAACAGGCTTTACTTTTTTGAAATCTATATTAGCTCTTACAGGCTTTACCTTGCTAAAGTCTATCATTTCACACCAACAACCTTACCACCTTTAATAGTGAATACCTGATTGCCATCCGTATAATCCCCATCTTCATACGAAGTCAAATCTACATTTTGCTCCTGCGCCTGTTTATTCAACTGGGCTATAGGGTCAATGCTATCATTAACTTTAGGGGCTGGTTTAGCTGGCTCTTCTTGTGAACGTAAACCAAACACACTATCTACGTTATCATTTAAGAATTGCTTATAGTTAGTGCTCCCCTCTAAGTGTGCCCCCAATCTCACCATCTCATTCATAAGTGGTGATACCTCCTTGTTCAAACCCCTTAAACTATTAATCACTTCACTCTTAGCTACTGAGTCTAAGTTCTCTAGTCCCTGTTTCATTTGGAAACTAATAGTGCCATTACTGGTATCTATATCTACGTAATCCATTAGTGGAACTTTCTTAGTGGACTTAGCAGTAGAAGACCTATTAATGTATGAACTAGTAAGTGGGCTTAGGGATGTGTCTATCTGGGTCACTACAGCCTGTTCTAAGCGTGTTCTTAGCTTAGGCATAACCTTATCAGTGTACTCCATCTTAATCACTTCCTTGGCCTTCCTAGACGCATCTGGAAGCATCCCACCAGACTTCTCTACCTGTTTACCCATCTGTGGGTTAGCAAAGAACGTTACAAAGTCTTTTAAGTCTTTAGGAGACGTAATCTTAAGTTGGTTCTCATACACACCATTTAGTAAACTATTGACAGACGTATCTAAAGCTCCTAGCTCTGCCTCAGACAACTCAGCAGGGTTAGAGTTGAAAGTTTTAACCTTATTCATAAGAGCTTCATACCCAACTTTAGCAGACTCTTTATCAGTAAATGGGTCGGGATTGTTAGGTGTGGTCTTATCCATAGACAGTAAATACTGGGTGGCTTTAACATTTAGCTTCTGTAAAAACCCTACATTTTGATTATCTACTAAATTAGAAAATGCTACTAAGGGGGCCATTTCAGGGTCTTCTAAGATAAGACTTTCCTGTAGTGCTAGGGTGCTCTTATTTTTATTCTGTAGGGCTTGTAAGCTAAAGTCCCCTTTAATCATAGCTGTAGCATTATCATATAACGTTTTAACACCAGCACTTTGACCAGAGATAAACTCACTACCAGCATAAGCCCCAATCTGCCCTGCTGTAACAGATGTAGTCTCATATAGAAGGTCTAACTCAGCTTTGGCTTGAGCTGCATCCAACTCCCCCTTTTCAAACTTCTCAGCTACAGTTTTAGCCTTTCTACTAAAGTCTGCTGTAGTTGAACGGAAGAACCCAACTAAGGCTTTCTGTGACTCAACCTTCTTAGTTGCAGCATCTACCCCTTGTTGCTTACCAACGTAGTCTAGTTCAGCTACACTACGCTTAATTCTAAGGTAGTCATTGACCCCCTTCTGCTTCTCTTCTTCTGTGAATGAAGGCAGTACAAAACCAGCATCACTAGCAGACTTAGCGTTAGAAGCTGCTTGTTGTTCCTCTGGAGTACCCTCAGCTAGGGCCTTACCTAGGCCAGCAATAGAGGAATAGTCCTTACGTATCTTAGTGAAGTCATCAACTAAGGAGGGGTACTTTTCCATATACTGCATAGTAAGCCTATCAGCTTTACTGCGTAACATAGAAGTGTTAACCCCTTTACCTGTCCTAGCAATGTTGCTTAGGTACAGCATTTCCTTAGCATATTCACTCTTAGCCTTGTCAGTTTGTTGTACAGCACTAACCTTAGCTTCAGCTACATTCTTCCTTCCGAAGAAGTCAAGGAGCTGTGAAGCCCCCTGAGCCACTGCTGGGGCTAACTGTGTTGCTGTTGATGGGGATTGCACATTAGTCGCTTGTACAGGCTGACCACCCCCAGTTTCAATAGTTGGAGAAAATAATCCAGCCATTAGTTATACCCCTCTCTGTTAATTTTATCTGCAAGTTCCATCTCTTGTAATAAGTTACTTTTAGTTTCCTCATCGAGTGGAGATGCTTGTATCATATTCTTAAACTCATCTGCTGTGCTGATACCCATCAGGCGTCTAGCAGATTCATAGAATACTGTATCACCATCTTGTGCATCTTGCTCTAGCTTTTGTAGCAACATCTCATTAAACCTTTGTGGGAACTGTTGGAAGTGTACTAAGGCGCTATTAATCATCCTAGACTCAAACTCAACATCATTATTGGCAATACCTAACTTGGCAGCAATACGTTTGTTTTCACTATACCATTTGTTAAAGTCGTCCTTGAAGTCTTCACTCTTGCCATAGCGTAACTTGTCAAATATATACTTCTTAGTTTCTTCCTGTGTGGGGAAGCCAAATAGTATTGCTATAGACTCAGCTTTGTTTACGTTAGAAAGTTTACCAGTGCTACTCATCTTCTTACCAACCTCATTAGCGTATGACCACTTCATGTAGTTAGAATAGCCAGATGATACACTCATAAACCCTTCCGCTACCTTAAGGAAGTCTTCTGGACTTTCTGTCTCATCCTCTGCTAAGTTAAAGAATCTAGCTGCCCCCATAATGGCATCTCTCATCCTTGGGTTGTGCCCAAACATAAGACCCATAGAAGCTGTGTTAGCAAACCCTTCGCCAATACCACCTGTCCATAACTCTGTTAACGTCTCATACATACCATACATATCTAATGGGGCTAGACCAGAGAAATCTATTCTAGTCTTTTCGCCAGTAACCGCTGTTAGGCTAGCGTTAAGAATATAACTCTCAAGACCAAACACTATAGCCTCTTTAAGTTCTTCATTCTCAATCATAGCTAGTATAGGAGCAAACGCTGTGTACATAACTGCTGGTGGCAATGTGAACTGCATTAAAGAGAATGCTGCTATACGAGCTTTCTCTGCACCAGTCAAATTCCTATTGCTAGTAACTTGTAACATGGCTTTGTGAGGGGCTTGCATAAATTGCATAATCAATGACATTGAGTTCTGGTTATAAGGCATATCACCAGCAAAGTTCATACCATAGGTAAAGTCCCTAGCTAGCGCAGCCACCTCAGCTTGTACATCTGAGCGTGAGAAGTCTTTACCAGCTTTAATGGCTCTGTCTCTCATAGTAAGCCAAGCAGTCATCATGTTGATGTTTTCCCCAGCATCAAACCCCACCTTACGTGGAGCTGATAATATCTTCGAGGTAACACGCTTAGCCTTACTCCCAACACTCCAAGAGTCAGCCATTTGAGTTAGAGCGCCCTGTATAAGAGCATGTCTGTCTACGTTAGCTGTTAGTCCTGAATCATCAAATGCTTTTACTAACGTATCCATTTCCTTCCTGCTAATACCTAACATCTTACCACTTAGGTTTTTAGCACCTTCATCAGTTAATTTACCAATATTACCAAAATACTTAGCTGCTATTTCTTTGTGCCCAAGTTTGTAAAGCAGTAAAGCTGATGTATCCCTAACCAATCTTGTAGTAGCATACTCAGGAGCAAGGGCACTCAGCATAATCATCTGGTGTCCTTGTACAACGAATTGTCTAAGTGGGTTAGTGGCTAGTAAAGCTTGGAACGCTATATTCTTAGAGAAGGCTACAGGATTCTGTTTAGAAGCCCACATTAGAGATTTCTCCCCAACAGCACTCCTAGTGCCAACTGTCTCAGCTAGTCCACGTAATGTACTCTTAAATATCTCGTCAATACCATTAATGTAAGCATTCTCTAAGTAGTTAATATACTCCCAAGTTTGTCTAGCATCTTGATACATTCTCTTATCAGCAATATCAACATAGTTAATGTCATTAATGTTACTAGGGAATGTGTATCTGCCATACTGCTTGGGTAGTACGCTACGGTATGTTTCAGTGAATCTACGCTTAGTAGTCTCTAGGTAGTCTCTGTAGCCAACACGGTTAGCTATGTTACGAGCTGCTTCAATCATAACCTCTACTGGGTCTTTAACGTACTTCTCGTTAACGTCAGTAGTGCCAGAGGAATCTCTCAAACGCTTACCACGGAATCTCTGTGGTGTACGCCCATTATTAATAGCTACGTTAATGTAGTCATCTTCTATTGTGCGTGTTGAGTTACGGTCAGCTCTAGTAATAAATCTAGCGTTCTCTGCTTGGGCAGAAGCTCTTTCTACGAATTGTTTAGATTCAGCTTGACTACCAGCAGTTGCCACTGTCTCTGTGCGAGTAACATTCCCAGCATCATCTAATATCTCTTTGTCAATAAACCAAGGTGAGTCATACTTAACTGTGTAATAACCGTGTCTGTAACTTAAGATGTGGTCACTTTCCCTAATACGTCTAGTGTAGCTTTCAGTACTCTGTGGAACAATCATTTGCTCTACAAACTTACCATCAATCTCTACTGCTGTACGTAGCTCAGAGATAGTACCACCATTTTCATACAACTGAGCTAAGTCTTCATCTGAGTATCGTACCAGTGAGTCTGTAGCTGAGTCATAGAACTGTCTGCTCTTACCTACTTGTCCACGAGCCATAGGACGAGCTATTAGTGTGCTAGCTCCGTTATCCCACAACTGCCAACCTTGTGCAGATAACTTACGTGTCATGTCAGAGTTCTCTAAGACATACATAGTGTCCCAGTAGTTCTTCCACTCTTGTAAAGCATCTATCTCTTTGGTGTTAAACCCTCTACCTTGCAGGTATGTTCTATTAAACTTAATACCCTTGTGGTTAGCTTCCTTTACGTACTCGTGTACGCTAGCCTGTGAGGTTTTAGGAAGCTTTAGGTACACTGCATCAAACTCTTTAGAAAGTTCCACCAGACGCTTCTCAATGGCTGCTGAGCGGTCTTCTGAACGTAATGCCCCTTTACTAATCTTAGTGTCGAACAAACTAGAGGGGTCTTTAATCATCCTAGTTAAGTTAATATTCTGCCCAACAGTAATCTGACCAATGTGTCTATCAAATAAGTTTAGGTTTACGTCACTAGTTTCAAAGTTAGCTACGTCTAATGGGTTGTATTCATACTTGTAGTTTACTGCCACTACGTAATCTGCTGTAGTTGGTAAGTTAGAGTCAGGGGATATAGCAACATACTCGTCACCTGAACGAACTAACACTTCTACATCTTCTGGCTTAATACCATACTTACGTAAGCCAAACATAGTTTGCTTGACAGCATCTTCTACGTTAGACCAACCTGCATCGGCATTAGGGCCATATATAGCACGTATAGCTAAATTGTCTGAGTCATCCCTGCCAACTTGTGTGATGTTCTCACGTAATGTAAGGCCATTAACACTTTCAAAATCATTAAACACTTGGCTACGCATAGCTTTAAGTTCTGACTGAGCATAGTATATCTTACCATCAGTCTTGCTATACTCAAGCATATCTGGGTCACCAGAGAGTTCAACCTCTTGGTTACGCCCCATAGCGGAAGGTCTAGCCTCTGTAGTAGCCCCCCTAACCATTGGTTCTGGATTCATAGCCCTAGCAGCCACTTCATCTGAGTTAGCCCCATAGAAAGATTTAGCCACCTTATCATCAGTCATAGACGCATCAAACATAATACGGGCTGTGTCTGGGTTAGCATTCTCAGCATTACGCCCAGCAGATGTAGGTGAGCCACCGTAGAATGTACGCTTAGTTTTAAGGTCAGCTATAATGTCATCTAAGCTACGTGCATCACGAGTGCCCCTAAAGCCCTTAGAGGCTTGTTTAGCAACACCCCCTAGTAAGGCTATGTCTAGTAGTCCGATAACGTTGTCAATCCACTTCTCAGACTCCCCATAATACCCTTCCTCTAGGAATGTACGTAGTAAGTCTACCTTAGCATACCCATTCTCATCAGGAATGATTATCTCAGAGTTGTCATCAATAATGTCAGCTAACATCTGTGTAATCTTAGGGCGTTCTTCTAGCGGCACAGATTTAATCATATCTTGCACAGATTCAAAAGAATCACCTAGTGCTAAGAAAGAGGAGATACGACCAGACTCTAAGCCACTATTCTCCCCAAGTTTGTCCTTTAAATCACTTATAATACCAGAAATAAGTTTCTGACGTGAGAAGGGAATCATTGCTTCAAAGAACTCAACTGTAGCCCCAGCCATGTTATTATCTACAGCAGCTACTTGTTGGTTTAATAAATTTTGTTTCCACTCTAGTTGGTCATTTACATAATCTATTTGGGCGGCAAAGCTCTCCCTAACACGGTCAACCTCTTGGTTACCAGAGTTAATAGGTTTAGACAACTGCTTAGTCATAAGCTCTTTACGTACACTGAACATCTCAGAAGTCTTATCTAGGGCATAACGTGAGGCATTAACCTTCTGTTCGTCTGTAGCTTCTGGGTCTAATAAGATGTTCACTAAAGGGTCTTGTACATTCTTTAAGCTTTCAGCTTTAGCCTCACCAGCTATTTGTTTCTGTACTACCTGTGTACCTTCTGTTGACATTTCATCATTAATGTCAGAGAAAGCTTTGCCTACCGCTGAGGGGTCTTCTTTAAGTAATGCTGTATTGATAGCCAACTGCTTATTAGACAAATCACTAGTTTTGATATTGTATAAAGGGGAGGTGGCTAAATCATCTAAAGAGAAAGTCTCTCCGTTTAAATCTTCTATGGAGAAGTTATCAGTGCTAGTGTTATCTGTATCTGGAGTTGTTATCACTTATATTACCCTATTGGTTTAGGTGTCACTTCTGGAGCTGGTACTGTATTTTTATATGAGCCATAAGCTCCTATAGCCCCACCCACTGCTGAGATTAAAGAGCCAGTTGCCATACCACTTTGTCTGTTAGATTCTATCTGACCTAACCTAGCGCTAGCTGCTTGAGAGAAGGCATCTGCTGAACTACCTGTGGCAAACTGAGAAGACATAGAACTAATAGCCCCAGCCTCTCCTGAGCTGCCCCCAGAGCCTTGTTGTATGGCAGCATTACGTATCCTACCTTCTAGTATTCTTTGCTCCCGTATACGCTTACGTAAGCTTGTTTGTCTATTTTCAAAATTAGCAGCAGCTTGGACTTTCTGTTGGTCTTCTGCTGCATTCTTATTGGCGTTTATTGATACTGCCGTACCTAATACACCAACTGCTATTGCTGCTATTGCTAATGCTGCCATTAGTGAGCACTCCTATTAAATACTTCTGCATCTATACCCATAGGTTCTATGTGCATCTGTTTGTATATTTCATGTTTAACTTTATCATACCCTACCTCTGGGATACAGAGGTTACATATATCTTCTAACTTATTATCTACATCTTTAAAGTTTATTACTAGGGTGGCATTCTTTTTAGCCACTGCCATAGCATCATGTATATCGTATAATATACTCTTTAGTTTTTGTCTGTCGAAGTTATGCTCTTTCAGTAAGCTGTTGTACACATCATGTAAATCCCTTTCTATTACCACCAGCGGGGCATCTAAATCAGTTAGGTATGGCTTAGCAAACCTAGCGTCATTATCAACTGACCCGCTGTATCTATAGAAGGATAAGTTCCAGAACTCCTTTGGGTCTTGGTCTTTGTGTGAGAATAACTCATGCCCACAAAAGACCGCCTCAGAGTTAAGAAAAGCTGTTAACCATGTTGTTCTACATCTTGGCATACCTAGTATAAAGAAATTAGACATTTACATTAGTTCCTACAATCATAGACCACCCAAGTATACGGCAATCCTTTTCTGGCTCAGTTCTAAACCTAAGGCTAACCACCTTACCTTTCCCTCGTAACTTATGTTTAGTGCTCACTACTGTGTGCCCATTATCAAAAGACGAACCCTCTGGGATGTAATGTCTGCTTAGCTTATAGGTTTGGAACTCCCTACCCCACCTATTTGAATTGGCATTGTTAGTCCAATCCCACTGAGAGGTCAGTAAACAACTAGACTGATTAACTAAGTTAAAGTCTACGTCTAACCCTGTCTCTGTTTGTAATAGGTGGGTAGTTATATAAGGGACTTGCTTGTTGCGTTGGGAATCACCACCAGACATATAGCCAGTAACTAAATAGGCTTCCGCATCTTCACCAACCCCATTATATAACTCCCAATCTTTGAAGCTCTGGTTATCGTATAGAGAGAAAGTATAAGAAGAGTCTCCACTGACATCAACTGTGGTTAGATATTTTATGCTCCTAAAACCACCTTGGCGTATCGACTCTGTAAACTGTACCTCTAAAGCTCCAACCACAACTTGCACACCACCCACAATAACATCTTCAGTTCTTGTGCCAGAGGAGAAGGATGTTGTGCGTACAGGGGCTTTAAGTAACCCACCTAATGTACTAATCTCATTTTTGGTGAATGCACCAGAGTTAGTATCAAAGATGAGTTCTTTGTTATCCCCATATAACCATCTAACCTTACGTTCATAAGGGTCAAATGTTCCTACGCATTTATCTTTCTCTTCTGAGCTAATAGACTCATAGAAAGTTTGTATTGTTGGTTGTGTTAAGTTCTTTACTGAGTAAGCTCCAATATCATTCTTAGCTAATAAGTAGATACCATCGTCACTCCAATATAATAAACCTGAATCAACTGGCACAGCGGATTTAGCTGAGAGTATCGGGTAGTCTGTTATCTTAGCTACTTGGTAGCCAGTAGCAGTAAAACCTGCATCCTCTGTAGACCCTAGGATTACCCACACGCCATTCTTAGCTAGTACTACTAGCCCACCCCCTATGTTAAAGAGTTTCTTTATACCATAAGCACCAGAGACTCTTACGTAGCCTCCGTCTGAGTCTATTATGTCTGGGGTGTCTTCTGATGTTGGGTCTCCCTCTTGGTAACACTTGTTAATATCTGTGGTGTTAGACACTAACCTACTAAACAATACATAGCTGTTTAATCTTGGGCTGTAGTCATCTCCGTCTATTACTTGGCCAGAGAATCCAGCATACCACACCCTACCTGCGAACTCCTCTATCTGGGAAGCCCCTGTAGGGGTTATGTCACTTGGTAATGTATCAATGTCTACACGTAGACCTTCTACTGTACCTGCTGGTGGATTCCTAGCCATTAAATCTTTATAAGCAGATAGCCTAGATGTGCCTCTCCGTAAGGCATCAATTATGAAGTAACCTCTTGGGGCTTCTATATTACCTATTGGGTCTTGTATTAACATCCTAGGGAAGAAGTTATCTGCCGCTGGTTCATCATTACCATCAGCCATCATAGCGTAATGTACTACATCACTGTTAGATGGGAGTAGGTTATTATTAACCCCAACGACTTTTATATCGGTATACTTATCATCAGATGCATAAGCAGCAGAGTTGAAGTTCTGTATGGGGTCAAAGCTTTGCTTAGTTTCCAAGTAAGGGCGTCTTATATTACCCCAACTCTGGTTACGTAAGTTGTATATGTGCGTGTCTGTCTTAAACTTAGGTCTGAACTGTATGTTGTTACTGTCCCGTAAATCTAAGGTTTCTAACCCAGTTTCCCCAAAGTATAAATCAGCTACACCAAATAGGTCTCTTACTAGTAAACGTTTATAGTTAGTTAGTACTTGACCAAATCCTATAGAAAGTATAGCGACTTCCTCTGCACCAGCAGCAACGACCAAGTTACCATCAATTGAAGCAAATGATAAACGGGAGAACTTGTCAAAACTACTTAGTGTTACACTGTTGAACAACTCAGCGTCAGATAAGACTTGCCCATCTAAGTCGTGGAAGTGTAGTTCATTACCAACCCACACTACAGCAATAGTTAGGTCTGAGTTATTCCCAGCATTCTCCCAACGGTACACACCAACATCTAACGTTGATATATCTGCTGTAGTTTCCCCAGTAGATATTAAGGAGTAGTCTGCTTCATAGTCCATACCCAAACGTCTTGAGCGAGAGCCATCTCTATTGGCGTTAAAGTTTAGCTCATCTATTGACGCATCTGGGGGGAAGGATAGTGGGTTAGCTTCTGTTATTAAACCTTTAGAAAAGTTAGTTAGCTCTACGGGTGTTTTTTGTTGTGACATTTTTTACCACCTCTTCTGTAGGTTCACTTGAGTTTTCTTTTATAGAGTCAATAGCTTGTTTAGCCATACCTAAGCTTGTGTACAACCCACGTAATTCTTTATGTACTGAACCTTTGCCAATAGCCTTAATAAGCTTATTAGAGAATTGGTTTGAGACTATCTCATAGCCTTTATATTGTTCAGACATTAATCCTTCCTTATGTATGGGTTGTTTCTACTTCCAATAGGCTTCCTACCGAAGTCTGGGTAAAGTTCTAAATCAGAGACAGCCCAAGCTTTCTGTGACAACCAACGTTGTTGTCTACGTGCTTTCTGCTCTGCTTTATCATTGTTAACTTGCTTAAGCGTATGGAAGCATACACTCTTAGCTTCCTCTAGTAATGCTGAGAATGCCTCTGAGGGGAGGTCTGGATAAGCATCGTCTTCATGCACCCACTGTGGCATTACGTAAGCTTGGCACTGGAATCTGTCTGTGATTAACGTAGAACCTACATTTGAATCATAGCTATCGAATACTAGTGTCTCTTCATCAAAGCTTGTGAAATACTCAGGGGCTTTGTCATTAAGTATCAACACCTCAACACTAGTTGGGTCATTAACTATAAGCACATTAGCTGAGTCACTGTCCCTAGCATTTGTTTTAGTTAAAAAGTCTAGTGGGGCTAAGTACTTCATATCTTTGTAGTCACGTTTTGTTATACCTGTTTTACGGCAATCATAACGTACAAATAGTAACTCCTTTACATCAGCCCCTAAGGTCTGGTGCGTTGGGAGATTGATGTCAGTAGAGGAGTTAAGCTGTATTAATTTTGCTAAGTGTGGCCAATTTCTATTCGACATTAACTCAGCGTAAGTTGTTCTTAGTATTTGTGCGACTTGCTCTGATTCGACAGTATCCGATAAGCTATTAACTTCGTCACTATCCATTTCAGATAATATGTCTTGTACCATTTCAAGTAACGTCATCTTAGCCATTAGAATGTCCCATCAGTGTTACGGTCAATAAATATCCCCGGTTTTAGTATCCCAATAGTGCCAGTATTAGACTTTATAAAAATCTGACCCCCATTAGTCTTAAAATCTGTTTTACAAAAGATTGGGTAAGATAAGGACAGTAAATACGTAGATGGAAAGCCAGTGACATTAACATTATCTTCTACAATAAATATTGTAGGGCTGGCAGCCCCACCTATGTCAAGCCCTAAAGTAATCTTATCTGGTGTACCAGATGTTACCGTAATAGGTAAATCTATCCTTATTGTGTACGTATCCCCAATGTTTATGGGGGTTATTTTATCCGCCACACTATCCCACAAACTGCCAGCCCCTCGGATAACTCTTGGTAGCCACGACTCATCTGTTAGTACGTTAGCAGCATCAATAGACAGTTTGGCGTAAGTTGTCCCAAAAGATTGGGAAGCTGCATCATCTTTATAGAAGCCCCAACCTTGCGGTATATGCCTCCATACTCCACTGCCAGCACCATCTGATGTGAATATTTGACCTATTGTAGCTCCTGTTTGTCCAGCTACCTTAGGTAAGCTCCATGCCCCTGAGCCAGAGCCATTGGCTACATAAACTTCACCAGATGTAGCTACTGCCACTCCCTTTGGTTCATGTATATTGGGGTCTGTTATGTTTACGTGTTCAATAGCCAAAGGACTACTCCTTAATTTTAGATATAAAAAAAGGGAGGACATTGCCTCCCCTTCTTAGGTTTTATCGCTTAATTATACTTTCTTAAACTTAACCATTACACGAGCTTTACCAGTGGCAGAAGCTAGAGCATTAGCATTAGGTGTGATTACTAGGTCAACTGCTGTTGCACCACCTTTCACGTTAGCTAAACCAGTAAGTGCTGAACTAGCAACACCTAAAGTGGTTAATGGGATTTTAGTAGTTAGAGCTGTACCACCGTTGATACTTAAATCAGCAGTAGAACTAGCTGCAAACACTTCCTCAACTTCTACATAGATGGCTTCAACTAGGTAGAAAGGTGGTAGGGTGAACGCATAGTTGTCGCCTACAGTGTCGCCAGCGAAAACCTCAAAGATAATCTCGTTATCTGCACCAGAGGTCTTTTGAACCCCTGTCACCCCACCAACTTCGCGTGTGCCATAGTTAGCGTATACGCCACGGCTTGATAATTCTTTAGACATTAATTACTCCTTAAACGTTAACGGCTGAGGTGATATAGATAGCTAGTGTATCTAAGCGCTGTGCACCAATACCCCAACGAGCACGAGTAACAAACTCATCACGAGCGCGGTCTTTATTACGCTCACCTTCGACTGAAGGCATTTGACGCCATGCAGCCATAATAGGCTTAGTGTTGTCATCTAAGATAGACATGAACACGTTAGCTACAGCATTAGATACTGAGGTAGTACCATCACTGAATGTACCTTTAGCCAAGCGGTTAGAGGTGATAATGTTCCAGCCGTACAAGTTCATTAAGAACTGGTGGTCACGGTCAAAACCATTCATTAAGATGTTTTTACCAAACTCAGTTACATCATGTGTAATAGTAGTTTTTTCATCTAGAGTAGCAGCACAGATTGGGTCTAGAGCAGCAACACGACCAGCGTATGGTACGTTAGCTTTATCAAAGGCTAACTTAAGTTTAATTAAGTCAGACAAGCTTAGGCTGTTCTCTGAGCCAGAGGTAGCTACAGTAGAAGAAACTCGGTGAGCAAAACCATTTACTGCGTTAGCATTAGCGTTAGTTTGTACGCTATTACACACTTCAAAGTAACGGGTCTCAAAGTTCTCTTGGATTGCACGAGTAGCTTCCGCTGCACGAGCTGACATCAATTGCTCTACTTGTGAGCCATCTTGACGAAGGATGTCAGTAACATACCAAGCATCACCAACATAGTCAGTAATACTTAAAGTCACTGTGCCAGTGTCGATAGCGTTATAAGTAATAGGAGTATCTTCTTCAACTTCTTGGATAGTAGCTGAGCCGATTGTTTTGATGTTTAATGTTTCGCCAGAGCCGAAGTCACTTACGTCACGATACCAACTGGCTGGCATTAAGCCATCTTGTAAGTTGGTAATGATAAAGGAGCTATATACCTCTGATTCGATAAAAGCACGAGTATTGTTCGTTAATTGCATTTAGTTGTTTTCCAATTATGATTCAACATTTAGTTTTTTATGTACTGCTTCGACATGTGCTCTCCAAGCGGTTCGTACCTCTTTGGAGTTGGCCCCTGCTAGCAGTGACTTGTTGGGGTCTTGCAAAGGTTGTTCTTGCTGCGGTCTACTAAACAATGCTGATGTATTAAATCCACCAGAGGTTGTCTTAGGAGCTTGCTTAAACTCTGGCAATAGTCTTAACACTACTGACGGGGACTTAGCGGCTAACTCTTGTAGTTCAGCAATTGATAAGTTAGACTCTTTAGCTAACTCAGAGAACTTGGTCTTTGCACTATCTCCAAACTTCTCTATAAACGCTTTCTCAACAGTCTCTTGATTACTCTTGCGAGATGTTTCTGCTTCACGTTTATTTAATAGAGAAGATAAAAGTTCTTCAACAGATTTTTCGTTGATACCATTATCGGGTGGTGTGCCCTTGGCTGGCTCTGCTTTTTCTTTATCTTCTTTTGGCAAAAGTTTAGAAATTACATCCTCTACACTTGAACGTTTAGATAACTCCGCTTCAAGCTCTGCGAGCTTTTCTTTGAGGGTTTTATTATCGTTCTCTAATTGTGGGATGAATTCTTGTGACGCTTTCAAAGCAGCAATTGCTTTGTCTACAGACTCATACTTTTGCTTACCTTCTGAATTTACAATTAACTTTAATTGGTCGTCTAAGCTAACAGTTGAAGGTGTTTCTGTTACTTTATCAGATTGGTCATCTTTATCAGTAAACATTAATTATTTATATCCTTAATATTATTAAAGTATTTCTAGTATATACTATTATACCTAGAATTTTACGTTTTGTGTAGATTATTTTTAAATTATTTTTAATATTTCTGAAATAGCACGCTTATAACCAGCTTCGTCAGCTTTTAAGTAAGCCCAATTAGGGGAGTTGTATAACTCTTTAGATATAGAAACTTTCTCACAAGTCTCATATTTATCAGTTAGTAACTCCCCCAGCCTCTTACGAAGTAAGGCGGACGCATCATAGGCGTCCTCCATTTGCTTGGTCTGGTCTTTATCTAAACCTTTAGTCCAGTTAATCTTCACCCTAAGTCTCCGCCAGCAGCTAACTCTTGTTGTACTTGGGCGTCCTCTTGAGTAGCTTGCATTGCCTGTTGAGTCTGTTGTTGCTCTTGTACGGCTATATTAGGTGAGAACAAATCAAACCTACCTAGGTTCAAAGCATCTTCAATTAACTTAGCCAGCTTGATGCTAGACGTGTGTGGAGTTAGTAATTGACCCATAGGCGAGTTCATTAACATATTTAAGTTCTGGATTAACTGAGCTTGTGCTGCAAAGTGGCGTGAGCCGATTGGCTTAACCTTGCCCGTAGCAGTGATTAAGTCCTTGTCAATCTCCATGAACTTAGTTACCCCAAAGTCATCATCCATTACAGAGATAACATCCCCAGCATCCATATTCCTAGCAGAAGTCTCTAACATAGCATTGAGGGTAGGTTCTAGTAGCTCTATCTCAAACGTACTAATCTTCTCTTGGAAAATACGTCCAGCAGCATTCTGGAGTTGGTTAACTTCAAAGGCTGTTTTCTCACCGGGTGTACGTATGCCCATAGCCTCACTCGGAGCACCTGCATATTGCTCCATACGGGACTCTAGGGACGCTATCTCATTAAGGGCTGTGATAACCCACTGGGTATTCTTCCCAAGCTCCTCTACGTCCCCGCCTTCATCACAATGAATCTTGACCCCCGGCCCATATTTAAACTGCTCAACCTCTCCAATCACTTTAAGTGGTGGCAAGACAGCAATGTCCATAGCATCAGCTTTTAAGTTCTCTAGGTGGTCAATTCGGTATTGAATACCAACTAAGTTGTCTAGTGGCCCCATAGCCCACAAGTTGTCAGGGCGTCTACGCCATCCTGCGTGGTATATAGGGGCAGTGCCCATCCAACTAGGGATGTCATCAATACGGAGGGTTACAGCTCGGTCTATGACCGTTATAACCTTACTTTCTGATACTTCATGTGTCTGTGTGTCGTAGAAGTCACCCCAGAACTCTAGTATCTCTACGTAACCAGATTGGTAATACTCAGTTAGGCTACCAAAACCATCAATAGCATAAGCTTCTGCTTTATGTCTATCTTCAATAGAATGTCCAGCCATGTTCTTAGCTATACGGTCTCTCCGGTCTAAAGCTTCTGCTAGGTAAGCATTGTCTGGCTGGTCTTTAGCCATCTTCTTAAGGTCACCAACAGTCTTGATGCTGCGGATAATCTTAAAGCTGTCTTCAAAAGAATCTGCCAAAGGGTTGAAGACTACGTCTAGGGGACTAATCCTGCGGAGAACAGGGCCAATGTATTTTACTGTTTTCTCCCCACGGGCGTTCTCTGTGTAGGAGTTCTCAAAATCAACTGTAGCGAAACAATTACCATAGTCAATGTAATCGTATACCACCTTGCTTATTTCTGTCCTGTAGTGGCTTACACGCGTCTTATTACGCATGTATCCCTCTATTGCTTCAGCAACTTCTAGTAAGCTGTCTTCTGTGGTGTAACCTTCCCAACGTAACCACTCATCATTTGGGAACAACGAGCTAATATAGTTTGAGTGTAAGTTATCTCGTATTTGACATAACTTAGGTAATGTTGTCTTATTCTTCCAAGGCAATGTTGCGTTAGATGTTTTAGAAGTATCTGTGGCAAAGATGTAATTACGTAACTCTTTCCACTCTTCTATCTTTGTAGCTCGTTGGTTATTATACTTACTCCATAGGTATGCAATCTCTTTAGCATACGTATCTGGTTCAGCATTGCTAACCTTTAAAAATTCTGCGACTGTTACTGCCATTGTACTCCTCCAAATTTAGAATGTATGGGTATTATATTATCTTCTAAGAACCCATCTAAGGATTTGGATTTCCTAGGTTTAACTGCAATCTCTACAGCGCTCGCTAAAGCATCTTTTATATCATCGTGTGTTGGTCTAGCCAATACTAACTCTTCTTCAAGCTCACTTGTGTAACCACCTTCAAAATGGTACATAGTCTGGTTCTCATATCTATGCTCTAGTGCAGCAGCAATACGCTCTTCCTTACGACCTTGGTGTCTGTTAGGCCTATACTCATCTATTGACAAGCGTAGTCCGTCAGCGCGTATACGGTCTTTTAGGTCTCTAGCTATAACACTTTGCGCTACAGTTACTTCTGCCCTTAGCTTCTTAAAGTTCCACTTAGAGTGTAGTCTACATATCTCACGGAAGTAGTCGTCTATTTTATCAGTCTTAAATCTAGCTATATCTACTACGTATATATAACCTTCTGAGTCTATGCCTATAACCACAATAGCCGTGAAATCGGCTTTCTTGCTTAAGCTAAACGCAAAATCTATAGAGGCATATATATTTAGTTTATCACGTTTATAGAACCAATTACCACCATCAGACTTTAAGAACTTTTTGTCAGCATACATGAATCGTTCATTCTGTATACGATTAGACCCTTTATCATTCGGGTCATTGTAATACTGAGCGTAGAACTGGGTTCTGTCTGAGTATTCTGCACGTATCCTAGCTAGAGTTTGTAAGTCAAATCCAAACGCTTTACCATCACCTCTCACTCTACGAGGCCAGATAAACATTTCATCTTGTTCTACTGCGTACTCTTTAATGTTCCATACAGGGTCTTTGCCTACAATTTCATTTTCATCATTGTATATGTCATACTCCTGTGCTTTCCATGTAGCGTACACATCTTTGGGGTGATACCTAGTACCACAAGCCATAGTAAATCCCCCAGCGTTACGTATAGACGTAAACTGAGATGATTTCTTAGATACACTATCCCTGCCATCTTCAGTGTAGGCATTCTCTGGCACTACCAAATCGTCTGCCACAATTACATCAGCGTGCCAACCAGTTGTGTTGGTAGTCAAACCTGCTGTAGATATTGTAGCATCCCTTATACCTTCAATACGTCTACGCTCATGGTCAACAGATATTTTAGTCGAAGACCATTTTTCACGCTTACCTTCTTGTGGGTTAATGTACTCAGGGAAGAATCTCATAAACACAGATGATGCTAATATGTTCTGTATAGCGTACAACTGTGTCTCTGCTAGACCTGCTGTTGCAGATACATACAGTATAGTTACTTCTGGGTGACGTGCTATAATCCATGCACACCACGTAGCGACCATGTGGGACTTAAGGTGTGCCCTAGGTAGCATAATAAGCTTATTAGCTGTGATATTATCACCACGGCCATATAAGGTGTAGTCTTGCATCCACTTGTATATGTCAATGTGCACTTGCCCATACATATACCCCGGATTTACAAGCTTAGCAAAGGAATATAAATCGTTTAAGGCTGCTTCCCTAAGCTCCTTTGCTTCTTTAGGCATTTTATCTAGCTTTTGTTTAGCAACTCTTAGCCAATCTTCCATACTACCTCTACTGTATTGCGTTTACTCTATCTAAGTCAGCTTGCCATTCATCGGCAATACGACTATCTTGAGCTAACTTACGTTCTTTTTCTTCTTTAGTTGGTCTTCCAGCACCACGTTTAGAGAACATACCCTCAGCAAGCCATTTGGCTGCTTGGTAATTACCTTCCTCTGCATGTGATATGACTTGTGAAAGCCCTTTAGAGCGCAGTTTTACCTCTAGTTCATCCCTCCACTCATCAATATAAGCTCTTAAGCGCTTATTACGACATATACGCTCCCAATGACTCCAGTTTAAGAAGTATTTGTTGGCAAAGTCATACTCCCCATCAACTGGGGAGGTTACTTCAGATAAATACAAGAGTTTAATAGATGGGTATATCTTACCATTATAATCACAATCTTCTTCTTTTAAAGAGTAGACTGCATCTGGGTTATAACCACACTCAAGAAACAAGCTTTCAGTAATTGGCAGCCCAGTGCTGCCTTTTAATTGGCTTTTTGGTACTGCCATTTTGTTTTTCCTTTTTTTACTGGTGTAATAAAGTAGTTATGTACAATTAAAAAGACTATAGGGTTTTATTACACTTCATACCAAGTGTCATATCTCTTAGAGTAAATGTATGACGCAGACTGTTTAGATGCAGTAAAAACCTTAGATAACCCATCTTTATGTAGTACTGCCACCCCATTCAATCCAACCCCTTCTGGGATTGTTACATCATTTGGTGTGTTACTTCTTAATACTAGTCTAGACCCGTCAATAGTAGGTCTATATAAACCTCCTGCTGATAAATCTCCCGCTGCCTGTATAGTAAATAGGTAAGAGCTACAGCCTATAAATAGATTATCACCAATTATCTGGTCTGCAACGATTGTTGCTATGCTGTCTCTTGCGCCCGTTGTCATATCTGGGCCGTCACAATCCATAGAGCTTGCGGGGTCTAGTAAACTACCAGACACTATGCGTCTAAACTGCGTTATATTCTCCCACCTCATCTTCATTCGCACATATAACGGCGCAAGGTCTGGGTCAACATCGTTTATTGTTGCGGTATTACTCGCGGTTATAAGTCCTATGTCTGGCCCGATGTTTTTAATTACTAAATCATCAGCGACAAAAGAATTAGATCCAACCCCTCCGCTGCCGACAATTCGCGGGCTTATCCCGGTGTGATTATCTATAGTAATTTCGCACCTGCCGTGAACCGTTACATCACTACTAAAAAACAGTAAAAAAATTGCTTGAAAGTCAACGTCATTACCAGCACAACTAAGGGTTCCACCGTAAATATCAACCTGTGAATTGTTTATTTCAAAAATCTTATAGGGCTCTGAAAAGCCAGATTCTGCAACAATAGTTGGATTAATTATTTTACACCGTTTAGTTCTCTGAACTCTGAAAGGGCTACCTTTTATGTTTCTTAGAATTGGGTTTATAAAAACAATGTCTTCTGAAAAATCAACTTCTGACATATCAGATTCACTAAATGCGATTGGGCCTGCTGCGGCACCGTTCACTTGCAACCCGTGCCATGTAATGCGCCGCCCTCGAACACTACACGAAGGGGAATGCCCTGTGTAATTGCCGCCAATGAATGTAAAATCTTCACAACCGTGATGTGTATCAATAAAAGCATCTTGAAGTCCATCTCCCTGCATACAGTTAACTACGCCGCCGTAGCTTGGGCCATAATAATGTACATCTGTAGAGCCAACAGCAAGGGGTTGGTTGTTGGTTGTGAATAAGTGCCTGCATGATGAAGAGCCTATGCCATCGACACGTATTCCATAGCATGACCAATCAGATATTCCATGTCCGAAGGTTGGGGATGATAAAGGATTAAATGATATATAAACGCGCTTAACCCACGGGCGATAGCAACCATAAAGATTTAAGCCAATAAATGGCAGGCGGCCAAAGCGCAAATCAAACTCGGAATTAACAGCGTTGTATACTCTAACTGCTGTATTTAAGCCAACAACAGAATCATGGAACTTTGCTTTTTTAATTGTTAAGTTAATACTGTGACCTGATAATTTTACCAATCGCGGATTAGTGGCGTAATCAAACCTAAATCTTTCTTGCGTCCTAAAAGTGCCTGCCTCTGTGTCAATTGACCTAACTGTTGCAAACTGCCCTTGTCTACCACTCACCACACCTTCCGCTGGCCGTGTACCAACAAGCCTATCGTCAGAAATAATCTTTACAAAGTCGCCAACATTTAGGTCAGTAACGTCGCAGGTCACAGTCCTTACAGCGTTATCTAAATCTATAGCGGTTATACTACGAATGAACTCAACCCCTCCGTTGTAGTTTAGGACACTGGCTTCAGCGGTCTGAGTTATGTCGTTAAGTGTTATCTCCACGGATTTACCAGCACACTCCAAGACCGCAGATAGTAAAGTGGACTCCGTATCATCTACCACCTCCCCTTTATCACTTACTGCATTTAAGCAAGCTTGCAATGCGAGAGTATTATCCGCACCATTAATTGCTCCGAGCTGGCTGGCTCTTATGTACGACTTACCAGATAACTCCCACTCATATCCCGCAGCGTCAGTTAGTAATCCATCAGCTAACTGCATTGGGGACTGGTTAGGAGTACCTACCGCAGTAGTAGTCTTAACCCACTTAGCTCCGCCAGCATCAGCAGTGCTGTAATAGCCATTAGTTTTAAGTACTGTCCCTACTGGCACATTACCAGAGAAGTTATTTATGAAGTCTTGTGTTGTTTTAAAATTAATCATAGTTATGTCCTGCTAGGCTGCGCTGTTAGATGAATGTAATTTGGTCAGAAGCTCTGAATACTGACACTGCGTAACCTCTACCAAATGCTACGGTGTCCCCACCACTTGTATATGTAAGAGTTAACTTAAATGTTGCAGCCTCAAGTGCGGCAAGTGCGAATACAAATGGGGCACCTCCGTGAGAGTAGTCCCCTGACAACGCCTGTGAACTCTGGAGAACTCCCCCCTTATATATTTTAACTAGCGCTGCGCTAAGAGTACCTGCGGAGAAAGCTGCTATATACGGCATGGGAATGAACACTTCTCTAGCATAACTCTGGGCGCTAACGGTAAACTCTACTATATCAGTTTCAGCAGGGCTACCAGAGCTTACGATTACTGCAGCTAGCGTAGTTACAGCTCCCGCTGCTGTATCTCCTATTATCTCATCAGCATATACTGCACCTAAGAAAGACGCCTTGTTAAGGCCCACATCAAACTCTATGAAAGGTACTCCATTGTCATCTAAGAACTGCACTAAGTCAGTCTGTACTTTGAACGTAGTAAGAGTAGCAGTTCCATCAAGCTGCACCAAACCTAAGTTACCATCCACATCAACAGTTAGCTGAGCAGTAGAACGGTACTCACCCAGCGCAGTATCTAGTCCACTTGATAAAGATAGGGTAGCTGCTAACCCAGTAGTCTCATCATTAACTGCTGATTGCAAGGTTATAAACGAACTATTAGGGGTGGCAGCTAGAGCTATGGTGTTGGTGGCTGCCAGCCCAGAAGTCTCATCAGTTACCGCGTTACTAATAGTAAGGAATGCGGAATTGGGTGTAGCATTCTGCGCCAGAGTATTAGTAGCGAGTAGCCCTGTCGTGACGTTATATACTACAGACTCTAGTGATACTAGTGATGCATGGTCAGATGACTCGGCATAAGCTACGCTATAAATACGCTGGAGCAGTAGCCCCCCTTCCCACGCTCTACGTAACGTCAGCGTATATGCGTCAATGTCAGGTCGAAGGTCGTAGTCATAGTTTCTGAGAAGCTTGGCTCCTGTGTCCCCATTTGAGTCTCGGATGAATATTGCACTACCTGCTAGTTCTCTGTCGCTTGTAAAAGTGTAGGTTGTTTGCCCTGCTACCGTTACTAATACTTCCTCACTAACAGCCACAGACAACCCATCACCTGCACCACTTATATCCTTAAGTCTTACAGGGTCAGTGTCGGATATTGGCTCTGGTAAATTAGATAAACTATAGTTGTTCATATCTAGACTCTGTCGCATAATGTTATTACCACCACTTAGGTGTAATATATCATCATTAACAACATCTTCTATTTTCTCAAAGTTCTCGTTTATCTTTCCTAGATTATAACCAGAACGTACTTCTGTTAGCGTAATATCGCTCATTGTGTTTTCTCATTAAACATTATTATCCTTTCCATTTGTTTAGTCCATTATTATTATGTGTGGTTCTTCGGCTAGGACACTCCCAACCCTCATAGACTTCCCCATTGCCTAATGTATACGTTCTTCGAACGAATCAAACTATTTCATAATTCATTCTTAATAATTAATATACTCTAGCCTAATTCACTCTTCGAGTGTATACTAGATAAATCTTTAATCCCTATGGTATTATACCTAGAATAATCAGTTTTGTGTAGAATATTTTTCAAATATATTTTCTTTCTTCTTTTCTAACGTAACCTAACATACCTCATTCGGAGAATGTATACAGCTAAGCATATACTAAGCATAGTCAAGATGTCATAATTTCTGTGAGAAAATTTGTAGTTGCAATGCACTACTACCAGTGTACCCCCATACCCCCTCCTACCCCCTTTAGTATCCTGTAGTAGTTGTACCATTGGGGTATGTGGTGCAATACACTCCCGTGACATACACCAGTTGCAATCCCTTATATATCAATAGGTTAACGCTAAGTATAAGCTAAGGTTATATGCTTATTATATACTAGTATACGCAGGGCTAAACAAAGCTGTTTACATACTGCGTTGTATATGCTATTCACGTGTGTGTTACATATAAATGTATAGATATTAATTTGACTATTAATGTAAATAGTTATTGACTTATGTTTAGTTTACCTATAAGCTTATCCCAAGTTAAGTAAGTCAACCGGTTAAGCGGCCTTCACTTAAAGGTTGACACTAGATACTATTAGTGTATGATGTCTACCAGTTAGTTAGTAGGTAGTGGATTGCTCCACTTAAATGCCAGAAGCATAGCACTGAGTGCCTACTAATAGCAATTACATCCTAACGGATTGAGCGAATAACAAAATGGTTGACAACGTAAACAGATAGTGTATAGTGGATACCAGTACAACGATTTAGAATAAACCTAAGACGTCTAGCCAGATGTGTACAGGACAAATTGTAGCTTGTTAATATGACCAGTAAGATACATCTGAGTTGTTAACCCGCTAGGCTTATGTGTAACTTGTGCCTTAAACAAGTGACTAGATAGTTCCTATCTTGGTGGATACCTGCGCCCTCACAATATATCAGTGTTGGTAATGTTATCAGGCCATAACAAAATACTATTGAAACAGCGGGCCTTGTAGGTTGTCCGATGTATGCTGACCACGTATGGTGTGGGGTTAATGAGCATGAATTTACCAGTTTGAATGTAATAAACTGGAAAGGGCAGAAACCAGTGAAATTCTGGTAAACCTTCAGACGTAGGATGATTGACTTATACACCTAGCATGTATTGCTTGGTATATCTTATAGGTCTAGGCAAGCAAGTACCAATAGCACGGGAAAGGCTACGTCTTTAAACTAGTGAATAGAATTCAAGCCTCTTGGATATGTCAAGCATATTCAGGGGGCTTTCTTGTGTTCACTTGGAACATAACAACATAATTTATTTGGAGAATGCTATCATGGCTTTAAAACAATTCGATGTTAACAACGTACAAACTAGCAAGCAGTTCAACTCAGCTTTATCAGATGTATTTGCTGGTATTACTGGACGTAACAAACAACTACAACAGTTGCTTATTGTAGCGGTGAATGAGGCTGCCCGTATATCTGGTGGTCAGGTAACTAATAACCTATCTTGGTTGTCTGCTGTACTAGCCAAGGCTGATGAAACCAAGGGTGTGAATGGTCAAAAGATTGCCTTGTATGTCAAAGAAGTATTGTGCTGCAAATCAGTTGCTTGGGATGTTAAGAAGTTGACGCTTAAGAAATCACCTAGTGCTGATGTGCTTGAATATAACCTTGCGCCAGAAGTTAGCTGGTATGACTTTGGTAAAGACCCCGCTGTTAAGGAGGCTTTTGACTATGGTAAAAAGCTTACTAGTACAGTAAAGGCTGCGCTTGATGAAACCAAAGGTGGTATGACTATTGCCGAAGTAATGGAAGCTATTATGGCTGGTGGTGTGACTAGCACTGACTTAGGCTTGGCGTTACAATTCATGGCGGATGATGCCGCTAAACTTGATACAAACTTCGATATACCAATGCAATAGGAGTTAGTATGCACGACAATATGTTACATGTGTTCTTGGTATGCCTAGCGCTACTGGTTTATGTAGTAATAGGTATGTGTCTACAAGCTTGGTCAGAGCGTCAAGGGTTAGAACACACACCGTCTGAAAGTATGATGGTGTGTACCTTTTGGCCATTGTTTGTAGTTATATCTTTAGTAGGTGGGTTGTATTACACCATCAAACGTACAATCTTAACAAATAAAAACTAGGGGAACTAATATGTTCAAGCTTATACAAAAGAAAGACGGCAAGCGTAAATTGCTTGCTATGTTCGACACTAAGATTGAGGCTATCTATGCTCATATACAGTATAGTCGTCGTGACCGTGTGTTCCTTATTGAAGAGGAAGCTGTATGAAAGTAACTAAGAAGATGCGTAAAGTAGCTAATGGTATGAACTATGCTACTGCTCTTAACAACATATCAGGCCCGTCTAACCCACGGTTTGCTGGGGCTGATGGTCATACTATGAGAGATGGTAAAGTTGTACCACCATTTACCAAGATTAGTAAGGGCGTACCTTATGTGAATGAGGCCAACTTCAAAGCATAACACTAACGCCTTACATTAACGTGTAGGGCGTATTCACATATACACTAATAAGTGTGTAGTTGAATACGTCAAACAACAAGAGGAAATGCTATCATGCAATGTAACATACGTGTAGTAAACAAGGCACACTTCCTGTCTATGCTAGGCATAGTACAGCGTATGTCTAAAGTTGTGGCAGCTAATACAACACCAACACATGAAGTGGAAGAGGTAGACCTAGAGGTATGCCTGTTAGCTAGGGAAGGGGAAAAGAATTTATATGCTGGCAGTTGTGCCATTACCTATGACCATGAACTAATACTGCTTAATTCGCTCTGTAAGGGCTGTGGTAAGGAGTTAGTTGTTGAGGCAATAGGTAGGGGGGCTACACACTTAAATTGCTTTGGGGAGGCTCTGAGGGACTATTACGCAGGGTTTGGATTTAAGGTTGACAGAGTAGAGGCTAACTATTTTGAAGGTGAGCCACCTGTTTATTATATGAGTATTGGGGAATAGTATGTATCAGATTAAGAAAGCATTAACCATGCAATCGTATGATTTATTTGTTAATGGTATCCTTATCCTTCGTGATAAGAAACATATTGTTAACGAGTTTGTAAGAAAGAATGTTAAGCCATTAGGACTAGAACTAATTAGTTAATGGTTTAATGTATTACTAGTATATACTATTATACCTCTGTTAGAGGTGTTTTGTGTAATTTATTTTTAAATTAAATGTGAGAGGTATTGTATGTTATTTGTTTGTACTAACCCAGCGCTTAGTTATTATGGGCATGTCCTAGAGTTTGTATCCCTGCTAAAAGACCGCATATTAGTTATAAAGGATTTGCATGAGGGCTCCCTAGGACTGCACTCAGTTGACGCCTCCCACTTAGCTCCATTCGATGGGGTGGTTGCTGTAGATGATATGCTATCATGCGCTAATCAATTGCCACAAGATGTTACACAAGGCTTTAAAAACTGGGCAGATAAGAAGCCTGTAGTACGGTTTTTAGGGCATGACTCAAATGGCAGTGGTTTAGTGGTAAGAGCTATTGATGGTGGCACTGGTCATACTATACACCATCTAAACCAGTATATAGACAAGGGTTGGTTAATTCCAACAAGCCTAGACTTACCCTCTATCAAACGTAACATTGCTGCTTATGAAGCATGGGAGCCAAAGGTTGGGGATTTAGTAATGCCATTTATGGAGACTAATAGTTGGGGTTCTTTTAAGAAAGGCTCTTCTTCTAAGGTAATTAAAACTGATGGCGAAAGATTAGTATTAGAGTGGGGCTATATGGGGTGGAGTGTTGAAAAAAGAGCAGTATTCCCTTGCCTAACTAAAGGGGTGGGTGTGTTACAAACCAAACAACCAACTCCCACACTCTTCAAATTGGGTGATGCTGTACGTATCAAGAAAGGTTGTGAGGTATATCGTGAGAATAATGTACTAAATCCAATTGACATAAGTGGTGTGGTTATAAAAGTTAGCACTAAGGGTGCTTGGTGTATCACCGTAGACTTTGGTGGTATTAAGAATTGTTACAAAGAAGGGTATTTGGAGAAAGTCTAATGGAGATACTTGGGTACAACAAAGAGGAGTTAATTACAGAGGTAAGCAAACTCCTACCAGTATTACGTTCTAAGATTAGTGGTGTAGCTAACTATGGGTATGTAGAGGTTAGTGAGAAGAAGGTCTTACTTAACAGACGTGATTCCTCCACAGCTTGTTTATCAGGTATGATATATTACAAGGAAGATAGTAGAGGGGCTTCACCAGTGCTTGTAGTGTATGATATGGCTTGCACTAAAAACTCCGTTAGCTTACATAAAGACAGGGTGTTGTGGGGTGATTGGGTTAGCAAAGAATCCCCTTGGAGACATTGCTTTGTAATGCTTGATGAAGTGTCCCCTAGTATTAACGGGTGTTTAGTGAGTCGTTGTGACATAAGCAGTAACTACCTAGCTACTGCTAACAACATACTACGTATTGGTATTGAGAACCCCTCTAAATACCACAATTGGTTAGCTTTAGTAAAAGCTGGTGTTAATAAGAGCTTAGCTTTCTCACTATGTTCTTATAACGTAACTGTTAGTGACATAGGGATTACCTTTGGTGTTCATAGGAACTATTGGTCACATAGCATACTTAATAATACCGGTAGTGTGGATATGCTTAACCTACTGACAGGTAAGACACTACCTAATGAGGGTTATTCTGATGAACCTTTCCACTCTAGGAAGACCTATCAAGGGGCTTCAGGTTACTTACAGGATTTAGGTGGGGGGTTAGTGTTAGACTTAATAGCTAAGTCTTGTGACGTTAAGCTAGCTGGTACTAGTCTAGGTGAGGACTTAATGGGTCGTTGTCTAGGTAAGGTTAAGGGTACACTTGTAACTGTTGAACAACTTAATAAATTTTGGAGTGATTATGTTAGTGCTGATTGAAGGTAGTTATGGTGGCTGTGAATATGCTATCATGTTTAAGGCTTTTGGTATTGATACCACTGACGACATTACCAAAGCTGATTTAGTTTGTTTCACAGGTGGTTCTGATGTAACCCCTAGTATGTATAAACAAGCTAAGCACCCAACTACGTACAACAACGTAGAACGTGACAAGCATTGTATGGATTTGTTTAACCAGTGTGTTGAGCGTGACATACCTATGGTTGGTATATGTCGTGGCTCACAGTTCTTATGTGTAGCTAACTATGGCACACTGTGGCAAGACATTGATGGTCACTTAGGGGACCATTGGACATTAACAATAGGTGGTGACATTATACGTGTCACATCAACTCACCACCAAGAGATGAATCCAGTGCATGGAAAGATACTGATGACTGCACAAAGTGGCAGCACACGTTCTTACATGAACGCTGATGGTGTACAAGCTACGGTGGGTAAAACTACCCCAACTGTTGAGGCTGTATACTGGGAGCATACCCGTAGCTTAGGTGTTCAAGGACACCCAGAGTTTAGGTCTGCTGGTGGGGAATTTAGAAAGTGGTTCATGGAGCAAGTGAGTGCACTAATGGAGGGGGATATATGAAACCAACAGATTTTGGTTGCTTCTCTCAAGTTGAGTGGGTAATAGGTACTATTGAGGCTTTATATCAATTACAGCTATGTATTGATGAGATGGGTGAAGATGACATAAACTTATGTAGGGATGATGTTGCTGCAACCTTTCGTTGGTCTGATACTCCACAAGGGCATGAGTTTTGGGAAGATATTTACAGTAATAGGGTGGGAGATTAATATGTGTGGCTTAGTGGGTTTTGTAGGTAATGTTAATGTTAAGGTACAAGATGCCTTTAAACTTATGTTGTTCTTTGACCAATTACGTGGTGTAGACAGTACAGGTATTGCTACACTAACACCAGATGGTGGGTTGTCTATGTTTAAGAAAGCTGTTACAGCAGCAGACTTCTTAGAGTTTGGTCGTACTGAGGATATAATCAAGAGTTTCAAGTACAATGCTATCATCGGCCACAACCGTGCAGCTACTAAGGGGGCTGTCAATAGCGCTAATGCTCACCCATTTGAGGTGGGTAACATTGTGTTAGCTCATAATGGCACACTACGTAAGCAACATTTACTGCCCGATTCTAAGGATTTTGAGGTAGATAGCGAGAACATTGCTCATGCTATTGATAAAGACGGCATAGAAGCCACCGTAAAGCGATTGTGCGGGGCTTTCGCCTTGTCCTACTACGATGGTGTGGATAACACAATAAACCTCGTTAGAAACGCAGAGAGGCCATTATTCACAGCTAAGGTTAAGGGGTGGGGTAAGACAGCAAATGGGTTGGTGTGGGCTAGTGAATCTTGGATGATTCATGTAGCTTGTATGAAAGCTGGCCTTGAGGTAGTTGGTAAGATTGAAAGTTTACCAGTTGGTATGCTGATGAAGATTGATATATCTCATAACAATATACTAGATATTGATGATTATATCACTACTAAAGAGCTTGATATGTATGAAGCTCCCCCTGCCTTAGTAGTTAACGGGAATGTTGCTAAGCCTAGTGACAAAGGAACACCATTTAATTCTTTTGGTCAACCATACAGATTTATAATAACCCGCTCCGTAACTTCCGTCAGTGGTGCTTCAGGTTATTTGTATGAGGGCAATACAACTGATGGTAAGTTTAGAATTACATTAAGAGCACCTAAGCCTGTAGATATGAGCTTTATCTACTCAGCTAAGTGTGTTGGCTACCACATGATGGGTGGTGAGTCTGTGTTGGCTATGGGTGACTACAAGCAACAGGAGCTTATAGCTGGAAAAAAGCCTACCAGTGGCTTAGTAGAGAACTCTCACTAGGTCACGTAAGTAGAATATTGGAGAAAGGTTGTTGCTGGTGTGGTAGTCCCACAGTGTATGAAGAATGCACCCCTGTCAGTGATGATGATTACGTTTGTAAAGAGTGTGAAAAACTAGAGGAAGTACAAGAGTACATACCTCTATTAAATTCTTATTAGGAGATTGTTATGGGTGAATTTCAAATTGGTGATATTGTTAGAAAGATAAGTGGCCTTCCTTTCAATAATAATGCTTACACAGTTACGGTGAGTAAGATTGGGGGGGACAGAGTGCATGCAATGGAGACGGGACTCTGGACGAGAGCCAAAGACCTGAGGTTAGTGAAACGGACTACCATAACACCCCCACCACCAATACCAGAGATTGTGTTGCCTAAGCCCCCATCACATAAGATTACTATTGGGGCAGACCCAGAGTTCTTTGTTAAGCTAGGGCGTACATTTAAGTCAGCACATGGTCTAGTTGCTGGCACTAAGGCAGAGCCTTCCCCTCTTAAAGATGGGGCAGTACAGGTTGATGGGTTAGCTCTTGAGTTTAACATTGACCCATGTGATACAGCAGAGAAGTTTGACTCTTGTATTACATCAGTACTATCACAAATACGTGACATAGTACCAGCTAAGTACAGCTTTGAGTTTGTACCCACAGCTAAGTTTACACCACTACACATGGCTAAACAGCCTCCTGAAGCTCTTGAGCTTGGCTGTGAGCCTGATTACAATGCTTACCTAGGGGAAGCTAATGATAAACCTGATGGGGCAGCAGGGCTTCGTACAGCAGCAGGGCATGTTCATATCGGTATTGACCGTGTGTTGTCAGAAGTAGAGAAGCGTAAGCTTGTTATCTTGTGTGATATATTCCTAGGACTAGATAGCCTATCTTGGGACACTGACACACTAAGACGTAGTATGTATGGCAAAGCTGGTTGCTACCGTAGTAAGCCTTACGGCATTGAATACCGCACAATGTCTAATGCTTGGGTAAGTGACACTAAGCTACGTAAACGTGTCTTTGATGGTGCTGTAGAGGCTGTCAATAACTTAGACAACTTCAATGCAATCATTGAGCTTGTAGAGCGTAAGACAGGTAGTAAGTATTATGAAGGCTTACCTAACTGTATCAACAACAGTGACCCAGTGGGCGCTAAGAGTTTGTTAGCAGAAGTATACCGTTTAGTTTACAGACAAGCAGCCTAGTGAGGTGTTATGTACGAGACATTGAGGGATGCAAGCTTCAGGCTTGATGGAACTGTAGTGTTCTATAAGAATAGATACTTGCTTGTAGAGAGGTGCAAGACTATAGGGGGAGATACACATATTATCTCTGGGGACTTGCAGATACCAATCTCTAGTAAGCTTCTTAAAATACGTTGTATACCAACGGGTTACGTAACTATTGGTGGAGATATATTCTTTATCTCCCGTAGGCCAACCAGACGTTACCGCCAAGGGCTACGCCAAGATAATACTAGGGTGTATGACCACAATAGTAGGGAGGTTAGTTTCCAAAGATTACTTGGCGCTGTCGTTAAAGGTGGCCTAGTCAACCTTATCCCTAAGGACGGGGAGGTTATTAGTAAGGACTTTGCTGTTGTTGGTAAGGTATTGTGGTATAGGTTGAGAGAGGTGGGCTACGTAATTGATGGTAAGGCTCACCTAAGAAATGACTTACAGTTTCTTAAAGAAGCTGTGCAAGAGTATATGGAGGTGGCATGACTACATTAGTTGGTATTGAGATTGAGTGTGAAGATGTACCTAGCGTAATAAAAGTACCTGAGTGGAAAGTCACTGAGGATGGCTCTCTTAGGGACGGTATTGAGTATGTCTTAGCTAAACCTTTAGCTGGGGATGACCTAAAGGCTGCACTAGATAAATTGTGTGGGAAGTTTACAACTGAGAAGTTTAGCCAACGTTGTTCCACTCATATTCACATAGATGTACGTGGTATGACTCACACACAAATGTTCAACTTCATAACATTATACGTTATGTTTGAGCGAGTAATACTATCATTAGTTAATGAAATGCGGGTTGGTAATCTGTTCTGCTTACCAGTGTTTGACTCTGTAGCCACAGAGGAGGTGCTAGGTCAGTTAGCTAATAAAGAGTTAAGTTTCAATGACTTAGACCTTGATGAGTGGAAGTATGCTGGCATGAATTTAGCCAGTGTGCGTAAGTTAGGAAGCTTAGAGTTCAGGTCATTACATGGCACAGCTAACGCTGAGGAGATACTGAACTGGGTAAACGTACACATTAAGTTAAAAGAGTATGCCATGACTGAGGGTCTTACCCCTGACAACATCATACTAGACAGTAGTATATCTACTCACGCTGGGTTGTTCACAAAGGTTATGGGGGAGTATACTGCACAGTTTGGCACACTAGGTTTACATAAAGATATTGAGGCTGGTGTACGTATTGCTCAGTATTTCGCATTTACAGGGGATTGGGAATGACTAGTGATGAAGATATACTCAGAGCTGCTAAGAAAGATAGTAGAGTTACTGATTGGCTAGAAGCGGAAGTGTTAAAGAAACGCATTGCAGAGCTTGAGAAAGAGGTTGATGACCTTAAATATGTTAATGACAGACTTTACAAGCAAATAGAAAATATGCAAAACACTCGCACACAAAGCCAGTGGATTAGTGATCAACTAGCTCCAGCTTTGAATAAGTGCTTTAAATCAAAAATTGGTTGTGATGGCATGTTAATGGTTGCTGTTGATGACTACAACGAATTAGTTGATTTGATTAACAAAGCAGCATCACCAAAGAAGCAAGGCCAATGATTATAATTCTGTATATATTCTGTGCAGTAGGCGCATGGGATTGGTTGTTTATGTCTGATATGGCAGACTGGGGGGCTGAACTAAGGATACTATTTACATTTGGTATACTTCTAGCATTGGCCATTGACGCTCTGATATTCTATTATCTAAAACTCACCCGTCTAGACGCTAGAATTAGGAGAAGTATTAGGAGAAGTTTGTGAAAACATTTATATACCCATACAAGAAGGGCAGTAAGTCTGCTAAGGCATTAGCTCAAGCGTTAGGTATTAAGCAAATTAAGCGTGAGGGTAGTAAGTTTAAACCTGCTGGTAAACGTGTTATTAACTGGGGGTGTAGTAGGCTACCAGCTAATATTGAGGGCAATGCTGTAGTTTTGAATGATTCACTATGTGTAGAAACTGCCGCTAATAAGTTTCTTACACTATGTTGTTTAAAAGATGCAAAGATACCAGCTCCAGTTTTTTACACACAGAAAGACAACGCTCAGTTGCACATGGAGTTAGACCACAAGTCTAAAATATTCTGCCGTACCACGTTGACAGGTAACTCTGGAGCTGGTATAGTTATTGCATCCACTGTAGATGAGCTAGTGCCTGCCCCCTTGTACACTGTCTGGGAACGTATAGCTAATGAATACCGTATCCATGTATTCAATGGTAAGGTTATTGATAGACAACGTAAGGCACGTAGTCGTGATGTTCCTGATGACCAAGTAAATTGGAAGGTACGTAACCTAGCTGGTGGGTTTATATTCGCTAGAGGTGATTGTCAACCAGAAGATGGTATTGAGGATGCTGCTGTGAGAGCCGTAGCAGCTCTAGGGCTAGACTTCGGGGCAGTAGATGTAGTATGGACTAAGGCTGGTAGAGTTATGGTACTGGAAGTTAATACAGCGTGTGGCTTAATGGGCACTACGTTAGAGAAATATGTGGAGGCGTTTAGTGGATAACCTATACTCATACAGGAAGTTTATCTGTAAACAGATTAGACTTAGATTTGTACCTGAGCAAGATGTAGAAGATATTTGCCATGATGTATTTGTGCAGGCTCTATCTAACATGGCTGGGTATATTGAAGGGGAGGAGTTCCCCTATCTAATGTTACAAGTGCGTCAAGTAATGAGTGAGAGGGCACGTAAGTATAAGTCTAAGGGTCGTGATGAGGAAAGTATAGCTGAGAGCTGGGAAGACTTACGTATAGAGGGCGAGAGCCACCAGAACTACAATTTCAATGTCGTATATTTGTCAGAGATATTGCCTAAACTAACTCAGCGTATGTACTATGCTTTGTTACATAGTACTAAGGAAGCGGCCAAGGAGTTTGGTGTTACTAGACAAGCTATTGAGAAAGATTTTAAGAAGTTTAGATTGGAATGGGCTGTATAATAAAAAATAATTTACACAAAACGCAACCAACACAGGTATAATGTTATACTAAAGGAGAAATGTATTGAGTAATTGCGTAGAAAAGATAACACATGATGCTTGTGGGAGCAAGAACCTACAGGTATTCCAAGCAGAAGATGGCACATACAATGGCTATTGCTTCGGTTGTGGCACTAATGTAAAAGACCCTTACAAAGACAGGCCACCTGATTACAAGCCAATCATCAAGAAGAAGTCTAAGGAAGAGATAGACGCTGAGTTGGCAGAGATTAATGAGTGTGGCTTCCATGCACTACCTAAGCGTAAGTTAGGAGTTAAAGCCTTAGAACGTTTTGGTATTAAAGTGGGGCTTTCTGAGAAGGATGGGGTTACACCAACAATAGCCTACCAACCCACAACAGTTGATGGGGTAGTTACTGCCTATATGTGTAAGCCTCTTAATGGAGGTAAACCTTGGACTGTAGGGGAAGGTAAGGGGGCTGACCTATTTGGTTGGGCACAAGCTGTTGAGGCTAATGCTAAGCGCTTATACATTACAGAGGGGCAACTTGATGCAGCAGCGTTATTCACAATCATCAAGAAACAGCAGACAGCTCAATATAAGGACTCTGACCCTTCTATTGTGTCTCTACCTTACGGTGCTGGGAATGCTGATAAAGTTATTGGTAAGTGGCTTGGCAAGATACGTAAGAACTTCAAGGAAGTGGCTCTTGTCTTTGACCAAGACGAAGCTGGACGACTAGCTGTAGACAAGGTATTGAAGATAGCCCCTGACTTCCTAGTGGCTGACCTACCATGCAAGGATGCTAATGAGTGCCTTATGAAAGGGCACATCAAGGGGGCGTTCAATGCTATCATGTTTAAATCTAGCAAAGCTAAAAACACTAAGCTTGTATGGGGCGAGGATTTACATGAAGCAGCTAAAGAGCAAGCTGTGTTTGGTGTGTCGTGGCCTTGGCCTCAGGTAACAGAGCTTACTAGGGGGATACGTACAGGGGAGACTATCTATCTAGGGGCTGCTCAGAAGATGGGTAAGAGTGAGGTGGTTAACACACTAGCAGCATGGCTTATCAAAGAGCATGGCTGGAAAGTGATGATGGCCAAGCCTGAAGAGGCTAATAAGAAAACATACAAGCTTGTAGCTGGTAAAATAGTTAGTAAAATATTCCATGACCCCAAAGTGGAGTTTGACTATGAAGCCTATGACAAAGCTGGGACAATCCTACACGGTAAGTTGTGTATGGTTAATCTATATCAACACGTTGGTTGGGAGACGTTAAAGACAGACATTGTTGCTGCTGCACAAGCAGGTTGTAAAGCTGTATTTATTGACCCCATTACCAACTTAACCAATGGGATTAATGCTGCTGATGCTAATACAAAGCTTCAAGAAATCGCTCAAGAGCTGTCTGCTATGGCTCTCGACCACGATATTGTCATTTTTATCTTTTGCCATCTCAGGAACCCTGACTCTGGCCTCTCTCACGATAGGGGTGGGCGTGTTCTTACTAGCCAGTTTGCTGGGAGTAGGGCTATGGGTAGGTCATGTAATTACATGTTTGGTCTTGAAGGTAACAAAGACCCTGACCTCTCTCCAGAAGAAAGGAACATGAGGAAGCTTGTGTTACTTGATGACAGGGAGTTTGGTGAGGTAGGTGAGATAGACCTTTACTGGGACAAACGTACAACTCAATTCAACGAGGTATAGGTAGTATGAATGTAGAAGCAGAGATACTTAAGCTATACGAAGAACGAAGGTTAGACTTTGTACGTATAGCCTCTAGGCTTATCAGCCAAGGGAGTTATAACCCAGAGCGTCTAGCACAATGGGGGCCAGAGGATGTAGTGCAAGAAGCCTTTACAAGAGCTTTATACTACAAGGATTCCTTTGACCACAGGTTAGGCTCTCTTACTAAGTGGTTCAATAGGATATTGCATGGATGTGCCATTGACTTCCGAAAGGAGGAACGCTTAGGTGGTTTAGCTGATGAGATAAAAGATAGTGACTACATAGTTGAGTCATGCTTCGGCACAGATAATAAACTCCTTGAGGAGATTAAACGTGACGTAGCTAAGCTAGATGGGGATGTTAAGCAGATATGCCAGCTATACTTCATCAATCAGTATAAGCCTAGGGAGATAGTCCAGATTACTGGACATAATAGTACGTACGTTAGAACAACAGTTAAGAATTTCTTAGCTAAATTGAGGGAGAAGTATGAATGAACAAATATTTGACATTGAGGCTAATGGGTTCACCCCAACCAAGATACATTGTCTAGGGGCATGTCCTAGCTCTGACGTACCAGTTAGAGCTACAGCTAACTATGCCAATATGCGTAAGTTCTTCACTAACCCTGATAATATACTAATAGCCCACAACTGCATGAGGTATGACATACCTGTAGTAGAACGTCTATTAGATATTAAAGTGGAAGCTCAGATAGTTGATACGTTAGCTATCTCTTGGTATCTATACCCCACTAAGGTTAAGCATGGACTAGAGGAGTGGGGGGAATACTTCGGAGTACCTAAGCCTAAAGTAGAAGATTGGGACAACCAACCACTTGAGGTGTATCTCCATCGTGTTAAGGAAGATGTGCGTATTAATACTCTCCTTTGGGAGAAGATGAAACGTGACCTACTCCTAATCTATGATGATGAAGCTTCTATGTGGAAGTTAATACGCTACCTCTCCTTCAAGATGAAATGTGCACAGATACAAGAAGACTTGAAGTGGAAGTTAGACAGTGTATTAGCTAAGGAGACACTAGACAAGCTCACTCAGGCTCAACAGGAAGCCTTCCAGACGCTTATAAAGGTTATGCCTAGCAAGGTTATTACTAAGGTTAAGAAACGCCCTGCTAAGCCGTACAAGAAGTCTGGTGAGCTATCTGTTGCTGGTGTTGACTGGTTTACTCTGCTTGATAAGTTATCACTACCTAAAGACACAGAAGAGGTTGAGGTAGTAGACAGGGAAGAAGAGCCTAACCCAGCTAGTCATGTACAAGTTAAGGATTGGCTGTACTCACTAGGTTGGATTCCTGAGACGTTTGAGTTTAAACGTAACAAGGAGACAGGGGAAGTTAGGCAGATACCACAGGTTGGTATTAAGAATAGTGGGGGGGATATATGCCCTAGTATCAAGAAGCTGTACGACAAAGAGCCAGCCTTAGAAACCTTTGAAGGTCTTTCTATAATAACCCACAGGATAGGTGTCTTCGAGGGATTCCTCAGAGATGTTGACGAAGATGGGTATATTAAGGCTCAGGTAGGTGGTTTAACCAACACCCTCAGGTTTAAGCATAGAACGTTAGTTAATCTTATAGGGGTCGATAAACCTTACGGTAAAGAAGTGAGGGGATGTCTTATATGCCCTGACGGATACGTTCTATGTGGCTCTGATATGTCTTCTCTTGAGGATAGAACTAAGCAGCATTATATGTGGCCTTATGACCCTGACTATGTTACAGAAATGAACACAGCAGACTTTGACCCACATTTAGATATGGCTATAGCAGCAGGGGGTTTAACCAAGCAACAAGTACAAGACCACAAGGATGGCAAGGTTAGTTATAAAAAGGAGCGTCATGTATACAAACAGGTTAACTACTCAGCTATCTATGGGGTAGGGGCTACTAGTATAGCTAGGTCTACTGGTGTTACAGAGCCAGAGGCTAAGAAGTTACTAGACGCTTATTGGAAACGTAACTGGTCTGTTAAGGCTATAGCGGAGGATTGTGTAGTTAAGAAGATTGGTAGCCAGATGTGGTTGTTCAATCCTGTAAGTCAAATGTGGTATTCTTTGAGGTACGACAAAGATAGATTTTCCACATTAAACCAAGGGACAGGGGTGTACGCCTTTGACTGTTGGGTTAAACAAATGATGAAACGTGGTATTATGCCTATTGGCCAGTTCCACGATGAAACAATATCTTTAGTGAAGATTGGTGAGGAGGCTACTACTGAGAAGAAACTAAAAGATTCCGTACAAGCAGTAAATAAATTATTAGGTCTCAATAGAGACTTGGACGTAGACGTTCAAATAGGCACAAGATATAGTGAGATACATTAATGGCACTACTATACCAAGATAGTAAGCGTAATCAAATGGGTAACGCTAATAACCCATACCAAGGTACAACTAAGAAAGCTTTGTGTGTATGTTCTGCTGGGTTATTACGTAGTCCTACAATAGCTAAGTATTTAACAGGACTGGGTTACAACACTAGAGCATGTGGTACATCACAGGACTACGCTCTAATACCACTAAGCCATGCCCTTATACACTGGGCTGATGAGATATACGTAGTTAAGGAGCAAGCTCCCATAATCACAGAGGTATTAGATGAGTTAGGTTTAACTAAGTTTAAACCTGTAATAGTGTTAGATATACCAGATATGTATGGTACGTTTGACCCAGTATTAGAAGAAATAATTAAACAACAGTTGGAGAATGTGTAATATGGCTTTAAATTCTAAAAAGATTAAATCAAAAGGTGGCAACTTCGTAGAGCAAGCTTTGTTGCCAGTAGATAACTACCCAGCACGAGTAGTGCAGGTTATTGACCTAGGCTTACAAGATGGTGGTGAGTGGAAGGGCGAGAAGAAGCCTCCTGTCAATAAGTTATACATTACGTATGAGCTAGTTGACTCCTTTATGCAAGATGCTGAGGGTAATGATGTAGAGGATAAGCCTCGTTGGATTAGTGAGGAACTTAACATGTTCAGCCCTGATGCTGACAAGGCTAAGTGTAATCAGCGTTATAAGTCCATTGACCCTGAGTTAGTTTATGACTACAACTGGGCTGAGTTAGTAGAGAGTCCTTGTTACGTTATGGTTGCTCATAAGCAGTCTAAAGACAAGACTTACGCTAACGTTGGCATTGTAACCCCCTACATTGTTTCTAAGCGTAACCCAGAGTTACCCCCACTTGTCAACCCAGCTAAGGTGTTTGACTTAGGTGAGCCTGACATGGAAGTGTTTAATGCACTCCCTGAGTGGTTACAGGATAAGATTAAGGGCAACCTTGAGTACACTGGTAGCCCACTAGAGGAGTTGCTGGGTGGTAAGCCTAAAGCTTCTAAGAAGGCCAAGCCTGAACCTGTAGAAGAGGAAGAAGAGGCTGATACTGACGAGGAGTGGTAAGATGCACCTCCTAGTAGATGCGGATTTAATTGCGTATGAAGCTGCTGCTGGGGCTGACACTGTAGACGAGGGAATGGAACGACGAAGCTTTGATTGGGTTATGGAGAAGGTAGATTCTCTCATAGCTCATATCTGCGAGGAGTGTGGGGTTGATTCCCCCCATTCCATCTTCCTTACGGGGAAAGATAACTTCCGTTTCGATATAGCTACAGTTAAGCCTTACAAGGGCAACAGACAAACAGAGAAACCTTTTTACCTAGAAAGCACTAGGAAGTATCTACAGGTACGTCATAACGCTATTATGGTGAATGGTATGGAGGCTGATGATGCTCTAGCTATTACAGCTAAGAAGCTTGGGTATGAGAATACTATCATTGCTTCCCGTGATAAAGATTTAAAGCAAGTTCCTTGTACACACTTCTCATGGGAGTGTTACAATCAGCCTCAATGGGGGCCAGAACTTGTAACAGAGATAGGGGATATAGAAGTTGAATTGGAAGATAAACTCCTTAAGAGTGGCTTACCTAGTAAGGCTGTTAAGAAAATCAGTGGCACAGGTCTCAAGTGGTTCTACACTCAGTGTATTACAGGAGATAGCACGGATAACATCCCCGGCCTCGAAGGTAAAGGAGCAGCCCTCGCGTATGAGCTACTCAAAGACACTACAACAGAGATTGAGATGTTCCAAAGGGTGATGCAAGCCTATACAGAGAAGTACGCTGAGAATGCTTCTGAGAGGCTCCTAGAGCAAGGTAGGTTATTGTGGATGTGTAGAGATAAGATTAAAGGTAGAGCTGTTATGTGGGAGTTTCCTAATGGGGTGGGTGTGTTGTGAAGGGGGTAAAGTAGATGCGGGATGTTACCATGACAACTGCAAAGGTAAACAACGGGCAATGGACACCAGCAAGGTTCAAGAGCTTTATAGTGGGGCAACTAAGAAGTGCAACACAACGTTGGGGGCCAAAGCAAAAGTGTATACAAAGAGCTAAGGTGGGGCATGGGTTATATAAGTGTGAATGTTGTGGGGAAGTAGGCCCACCTACACTACCCCCACCAGCAGGTAAGAAGAGGCGTATTAAGAATATAGTGGCTGACCATATCAGCCCTATCGTAGACCCAGAGATAGGGTTTACAACGTATGATGATTGGATAACTAGAGCCTTCATAGAACTAGAAGGATTCCAAGCCTTATGCCACAAATGCCATACAGAAAAATCTAATGAGGAAAAATCTATTGCAAAAGCAAGACGTTCAAAGAGTAAGTAAAGGGCTGCACACATTCAATAGTATTGAAGACTCTGAGTTACGTAATAGAAATAGGGGGGTCACTATGGCTAATCTATTTGAAGATAATATTAAGAAAGGCTCTCGTTCTGTTTCACAGAGGGGTGCTGCAATGATACTGGGGTACTTTGCCGGTGTCCCAGAGGTAGATAAGAAACCTACATACCAAGCTTATAAACAAACTATGGTGCAACGTGGGTTTGAGGAGGCTGCTAATGCAGGTTAATCACGACTTCCCTAGTCCTAAAGACTTAACTAAGGAACAGAGGGAGAAACTAGATAAGCTTACCAGCGACTCTATGCAACTATACTTCGACTTAGAAGACACTGACAAAGCTAATAATGTATTATTAAAAGGTACGGAGGTTATACGTGACTAAGCATTTCTGTTTACCAGATAGGGTAGATATACAACGGGAGATAATAAAGAAGTCTGGTGTTGTTATGGGTAAGGAGTGTTGGATTTGGAATGGGGCTATAGATAAAAATGGCTATGGTACTCGCAGGTATGGCACAAAGAAAATAAATAAGAATTTCTTTGCCCACAGGCTAAGTTTCTTAGTTTTTAAAGGGGAGTTAAAAGATGGCATGCAGATTAACCATACTTGTGACAACCCATCTTGCGTAAACCCCGTACACTTGTACCAAGGCACACAAGCAGATAATATGGCTGATGTAAAAGATAGGGGCAGGGGCGCTAAAGAAAAGCCAAACCTACAGGGTGAGAATCATCATAGTGCCAAATTAACATCAAAGGATGTTAAGTTCATAAGAGAGCACAAAAAGAAAGGTGGGTCGTTAAGAGCTTTGTGGAAAGAGCTATTCAACCACCTAAGTTACAGCACAATACTAATGGCTGGAAGAGGGAGTAATTGGAAATATGAGTAAGTGCAATAAACCAACATCCCATTTCATCATCCCAGACACTCAGGTAAAAGAGGGTGTCCCTATGCAGCACCTAGAGGCATGTGGTAACTACCTAGTAGAGAAGAGGCCAGATGTCATCATTCACTTGGGAGACCACTTCGATATGCCCTCCCTCAGTACCTATGACATGGGTAAGAAGTCCGCAGAGGGCCGCAGAGTCCTTAAAGACATAGAGGCTGGGCAAGTGGGTATGGAGAGGTTGTTAGGGCCACTACGGGCTTTACAGGCTCAACAACGGGCTAATAAGAAGAAAGTGTACCAGCCCCGTATGGAGTTCCTATTAGGAAACCATGAACAACGTATTGAGAGGCACGTTGAGTGTCACCCAGAGCTTGATGGGTCATTAGGTTATGATGACTTATGCTTAGAGGAGTTTGGTTGGACTGTCAATCCCTTCCTAAAGCCTATAGATATTGATGGTATTAACTATGCCCACTACTTCTATAATCCATTATCTGGTAGACCTTACGGGGGCACTATAAATAATAAGCTGAACAAGATAAAGGGCAGCTTCACTATGGGTCATGTGCAAGGGTTTGAGCTTGCTACAGAGACTACCAACTCAGGTCGTAAGATATGGGGGATGGTGGCTGGTAGCTTCTACATGCACAGAGAGAACTACAAGGGGTGGCAAGCCAACGACCACTGGCACGGTGTAGTTATGAAACATGAAGTTAATAATGGGGATTATAGTCCTTGTGTTGTTAATATGAATTACCTACTGAGGAAGTACTTGTGATGTTTTACTTAGATTGGGTGGTGGATAAAACTATCGCCAACGTAGTGGCAGACAATGGTGTGGTGTGCGGTAAGATACAGGTTGTGAGTGATGGCTATTTTGCCTTTAGTCCATCACACCTAGGTTTCTTTGATGAATCATTAATCTCTTATCTCGCTAATAGGTTGGAGTCTTTGAATGAAGAGGTTTACATGGATTTGTGTGAGGAAGAGGAGTTAAAATTAAATGAAGCGTAAAATACTAGTACGAGATAGAGAAGGCACAGAGCTACAGGTAGCTAGTCGTGAGGAGTATAAAACTCTCCTCTTTGATACGTTACATAGTAAGCTAACTACGTTACAGCATAACGCTAAGACTAAGGAGGAGATGTATGTTCTTCTCTCTGATATAACAGAGCTTACCAATTGTATTGGTACACAGCATCTAACGATGAAGACAGAGAGGGCTAGCTTAGCTAGGTATACAGCCTTCACGAAGACTAACAAGGGACGTGCTGAGACTAAGGGTGGGTTCTTTGATGGTAAGTACGTGGAGGTAATGCTTGACTCCTAGAGAAGAGATAGCGTTCTGTTGTGGGACATGTGCTGATAAGATGAAGATGATGCAGGAGCATGATGACTTAGTGGAGCTAGCGTATAAGTTAGCTACCACCTATGTACATAGTACAGAACATGTTAAGGCTAAAGCTAGATTGTTTGCAGAATATGAGAGGGGGTAGATAATGGCAGGTGTTATATCAAAAGATTTAGTGGGTCTTATATCAGATGGCCTTGAATTTAATCTCAGAAAGCAAGTAGCTGAGAAGTTAGAGCAAGACTTAATTGAGAGTTTTAGAGCCTCTATGGAGCCATACATAAGAGATGCAGTATCCGCTGTAGTAATAGGTAACGTTGAGCATGTAAGGAGTATGCTAGAACTTAAAGATATTATTTGTGTTGATATAAACTTTGAAGGGGAGGTGTATAATGGCAGGAACTAAGTTTGATACACAGAAACCAAGGGTGGGTCTTGTAGCTCCTGAGTTTATTCAGGGGATAGCTGAGGTGCTCACCTTTGGTGCTGAGAAGTATGGCTCATATAACTGGGCTGAAGGTATTGACTACGATAGATTGTATGACGCAGCACAGAGACACTTAGGTGCTTGGCACATGGGGTATGATTTAGATGAAGAGACGAAGAAGAATCATTTATTACATGCAGCGTGTGAACTCATGTTCTTATACTGCCAACAACAATGGGAGATGGTAAAACATGACAATCGCTATATTCGGGACGGCATTCCTAGTGAGCTTAAGTTACATCGCTCTAAAAGCGTACCAACAACTGAATGTAATGCACGGGGAGTACAAGTTGATGCTCCCTATATCATTCCTGATGGCCTTGTGCGAAGTAACTGTGGTGGCATTTGTCGTAAAGACTAGTATATGGATATTCATTCCAATAGGTTTAGGTGGTGGCTTAGGTTGTATGGCTAGTACTTATTTCCACGCAAAAAGAAGGGGCAATTAAGCCCCTAACGTAGTCTAGTATAACCGCCCTTACATTTCTTAAAACGTTCTGTAAGGGCAACTACCTTCTCTATAGTCCTCCCTGAATCCTGCATAGTATCGTAGATGATACGTTCAAAGCCCTCCCTAGCTAATATTCCAGCTATCTCTATAAAATCCTTTATTGTTAAATCACTACCCCTCAAGCCCTTAATACAAACTGACTCACTAGTCAGAAAGAATACATCAAGAGTGAAGTTTTTACCACGCCATATTTCATGCGCTACTTCTCTCTCTATTGACATTTACCCCCCTAGGCTGTTCTGCCATTTATTCTAATAACCCGATAAATGTAGCTAAGCCATTAAAAACCAGCTCTAGTTACATTAATTGTCATAACTGCCTCCATACTCCGTTTGTCCAACGCCAACGCGCCGTTGTTTTGCCCGCTAATACAAAAGTTGCCGCCCCATTATTAACAACATTGCCAGCATTGGGGAAACTCATTGTGAATGAAGTGGTGGTATTTTCAATTTCTATTACCTGACCTACAAATAAACCGTCTTCTATCTCTATGCCGGTTACATTTGATGCAGCACCAGCTCTAACTGTAACTACTGGATGTGCGCAACTGTTAAGGGTAATAACCTCTGCCGTTGTTAATGTATTAAAGAAAGACTGATTGCTGACAGGGCCATAAAATGCAATAGCGGTGGCCTCATTAAATGTTCCTGTTTTTGAGGAAATAGAAGAAGGGCCAGAAACCACAGTTACATCTTTAGCTAAGGCATAAGCGTTAGTAGCAGTTGCGCTTGCAAATAAGAAGTCAGGAAAGTCAGCGTTACCATTTATTACAAGCTTATCAAATGTAACAACAGGATTTAAACCTGTTAGTGTTGCTAATTTTGATGCTGTGCCACTGTGTGAAGGGCAGTTAATAGTTGTAGTGCCGTGAAATCTAAGAATTGATGCGTTGCACTCAATCATTGAAACCGCAGTATTAGCAGTACCTACCATATTAATAGTCACATTGTAAAAATCAACAACAGAGTCTGTTGTTATAATTGCTTTAAAATCATTAGCAGATATTACCCCGTAAATTTTAACATTATTTGCCCTTAAAATTTGCAGTGGTAAAGTATCACTGTGTATATCGCAATCCAGCTTTATATTTGACGTATAATCAATAGCAGCAACACCCACTTCTGAAAAAATAAGAACGCCAGAACCCTCGGCATTTTCAATAATTAGATTGTTGTAAGTGAGATTATTGCCGCGAACACTTACCCCGCCCTGTGTGCTACTAATAACCCGTAAATCTGTAAATGTACCACTATAAATACCGTGGTGAGTGTCAAACGCTGAATCAAACTCTCCGTCAGCAATAGCGCCAGTCACCTGCATTCCATAAGTTGGGCCATAATACTCAACTTCAGTTGAAGCAGCTACAATAGGTTGCTGATTATTAGTGTATGAGTGTCTACATTTGGTTGATACCAAGCCAGTAATCTTAGGGTAAGCACAAGCCCAGAAACTAATATTATGACTAAGGTTAGTTGAATCATCTGTTGCATTGAAGATAGGTGATATAATTTCAGGACTATAGCAACCAAAGATATTCAATCCTACAAATGGAATTGTTCCAAATCTCATTCTTTCAAAGACAGGTCTAATGGCATTAGTTATGTAGAAGCTAGAGTTCTCTGCTGTTATAGAGGCATCATAACTCATATCCCCACCAATTACTTTAATCGTATGCCCGCTGTATCTAACTAGGCGCATATTTGTTGCAAACGCCTGATTTGTGTCAAACTTTTGATGAACAATGATATAGCCAACTGCCACGCTAGAAACTGTAAACATCTGTCCCATGCGGTTATCTTCAAGGGCAACAGCAGGACGGGTAAAGGGTAATCTGTCATCAGAGATAAGCTTTACAACCTCACCAACTTTAATTCCCGTTGATGTAAGGTTGATGCGTCTAGTTGATGGCACTACTGAACTTACAGCCAATACACTGTCAATGCCGCCATCGAATCTTATTGATGGGCTATTTGACTCATTAATTATTTTAATGTTTGTTAAATCCCATTCAACAGTCTTATTAGAATAGTCAATACCCTCAGATAGCTGAATTGTAATTGGTAAGTTTGAATATATACGCTTAGGGGATAAAGCTAATAATGCATTGAGTGTTGGCCCAGCATCATCAGAGTCAGTTAATCCTAATGTTTGCAGACTTACGTTTTTAACATCTACCGCAGCAAGATAAAGCCCAGCCGCGCCAATATTGGTGTATATGCCTTGAATTGGTGTTGGCCTTGCACCAGCACTGCCAGCGTCGATTAACTTATAACTTGCACCACTGTCAACAACATTAACAACCCCACCAACACCCATACCACCACTACCTGCAAGTGTTACAGCTTGGGGTAGGGTCTGCGTAATCATACCACCATTTTCTAACTTAGATACAGCCTGTGCCCCAGTCAATGCTGTGGACTCTGCTGTTACTATAGGGAATTCTGTAATTGAACCCATTATATTCTCACTCCTAAATATTTACCATCAGAAAACTCTATAGCTTTCCCATCACTAGTAGTCAGCAATATTGCTGAATTACCACCTATATCTGTTAATACCAGCCTACTCAGCATGTCAGAGATAGACCCTGCGTACCCCAAGCTTGATAAGTATTGGTACAGCATGTCAGGAAGTGCCCCTTCATACCCCAACCCTCTAAGCCAAGCATACATAATATCATTAGTAGACCCCACATACCCCATACCCCTAAGGGCATCTGCTATATCTTGGAACGTAATAATCATTTATTCCCCTCCAAGTATTTAATTCTCTGGTCTACCATTTTAAAATCCTTAGCTGCATCACTGTTGGTGTGCATCTCTTTCATATTCTGTTTAACGTCTAATATTTCATTAGTAACCCACATCATCCACTCACCACGTTTAGAAGACTCTACTTGCATACTGTGAACAGTTTGGACAACACCTTTCAGCACCTCCATCTCCTTGAGGACGTATATCCCCTCAAGCTCCTGCTTATCTACAGCCTTCAATAAATCGTAGTAGTTATTACCTAGGGCAGCTATGGCTAGTACACATAAGGCTATAATCCCCTCTAAGATACGCTCCTTTATCATTTCTTAGCACCTTTCTTCTTACGTCCACCAGTCCCACTACTTAGGCATGTCTGGCCAATACTTATTACTTTTTCTAATGTTAAGCTCATTTGTTATGCACCTCAAATTATCTTGCACGTTAAGACCACAAACTAGTGTGGAGTTTATTGGGACTATGTGGTCAACTACTAAGCCCCTTTCAAAAGCTAGTTGATGTATGTAGGCCATCTCTTCCCTGTTAGCCCACCCTGCTGTTGCCTTAGATAGCTTAACTCTGCGGTTGGCACAGTATTCCCTCACCTTACCTCGGTTAGCCTCTTGCCATAACCTTTGCGCCTTTAGGCCAGACCTAGCGTAAGACTCTCTACATTGCTCCCTAATCTTATCTCTATTAACTTTGTAATGTTTAATCCTATACCCAGTCTTAGTCTTATTAGAATTACTAACTTTATTTTGAGCCTTAACTAAATCTGGGTTAGCTGCCCTCCAAGATTCTTTCTCTGTATTCCTACAGTCTTTACACTTAGCCCTCAAGCCATCTAATCTGGATTTTTGTTTGTGGAACATGGATACTGGCAAGGTTTCTAAACACCCTGTACAAACCCTCACTTATTTTTACTCCCTTTTTTCCTACCTCCTGTAGAGCGATTATCCGCACGGTTAGCCTTCTTAGACTTAACCCTCAGATTACCATTTGAGTTATTAGAGGTGTTCTTATCCTTATGGTCCACATCTTTCCCGTCCCCCTTAGATACCTTACCCTCCTTCTCCATCTTGGCTCTAGCAGCATTACGTTGTGCTCTACGCTTCTTCTGCTCTGGGGAACTGTTATATGCTCGTTGTTGCTTACTGCGTTTCGTAGCTGTAGCTTTAGTTTGACCTTTCTTCGCCATTATACTTTCCCCTTACCTGAAAACTTACTCATTGCTGCCCCCACTATAGCTCCCATGTGTGGGGCTGCGAAGTAGAAGGCAAGTATTAACATCATAGCGCCATTCATAGCCTCCGCATAGTCTCCTATTACATTAGCTGAATCTCTCCACTGTGCAGGATTATCCACCCACACAGCTACTAGTGATATGGCTAGCGCAGCTATATACTGGACTAGCCATACAAACGTCACAGAGAGAGCTATGAGCCTCCTAGCGAGGTTTTGTCCCTGAGTTGACTCCATCCACTTGACTACCATAGAACGTGCCTCAGAGAGCTCCTGAGACGCTGTAACAGCTTTCTCTTGGTCTGTATACACCAAAGAGTCTATACCTCGTGACACTGTATCTATAGTTTTGCTAATGGCTTCGTCAGAACCAAATATCTTACCCCATATACTCATGGACGCTCCAAAATATTTATTTTAAAATAATCTACACAAAACACCCCAAACTGGGGTATAATAGTATATACTAGTAATACTTTAATCTATTAAGCATTAATTATTCATTAATCACTAAATACTTTATTAACGTTACTAATCATTCTATCTTTATTA